CCGCGAAGGCGGCGGGCGTCGGCGAGATCCGAGCGGCTTGCCAGGACCGCCGCGCGGCCGGGGTCCCCCGATTGGGTGGCGGCGGATGCCGGCGGCCCGTATTGCGCGGCGTCGATCCCGCGAAGGGCGAGGCGTGCCTCTTCGGCTCGCCGCTCCGCGCTTGCCATGTCCTCGCGCGCCGAGGCGAGGCGGACTTCATAGTCGCGGATGACGCCGGCCCCCGCCGCCCGCCGGCCATTGCCGCCGCGTAGCTCGCCGAGTTGCCTTTCGAGATCCGCGACGTCTTGCCGCGCCTCTTCGCGCTGCCGGTCCGCCGTGTCGGCGGCGAGCCGCTGCGGCATGGCGGCGGCGTTGACTTGCGCGGCCCGGAGCCGGTTCGCCCGCTCGATCCCGGATTCGAGTAAGTTGTTGACCGCCTCTTGCGACTTCGCCCAAGCCTCGTTTGACTTGACGATGTCTTGGACGGAGGTCGCCGCCTGCAAGAACTGCGCGACGAGAGTCCCGACCGTGAGGATCGCGCCCGCAATGGCGCCGCCCGTGCCGAAGGCGCCGAGGAACTGCGAGCCCTGTTGACTCAACGCCGTGAGGTAGCTCGTCCCGTTCTGGACTTGGACGAAAAAGTCTTGAAGCTGGTAGCCGGCTTGCCCGACCTTTTGCGACATGCCACCGAAGGCTTCGCCGGTTTCCTTGGCGCCTTGGCCCGGCTTTTTGACGGCGGCTTCGAGGCGACGGAGAGCCTCTTCGCCCGCCGTCCCGAGGTTTTTCAGGTCCTCTTGAAGCTTGGCCGCGTTCTGGACCGAAAGCGTTAGCGTGATTGCCCGAGTGCCGCTCATGCCGTCTTGTCCTTGCGCGCCGCGATGCCCTGGCGGATGCCATCGGCGGCGGCGTCGAGTAGTTGAGCCGCAATCGGGCCGGGGACGCGCGACGCCGTCGCCAGGGCGACAGCGCCGGCCATGTCAACCGAAGGGGCGCCCATGCCGGTTGACACGAGACAGACTTCGGCCGCCCGGAGACAGGCGGCGCCGTCGAGCGTGCGCGGCAGATTTACGCCGCTCGGGCATCCTGCACAGAAGAGCGGGTCGCCTCGTCCGGTGCCAGGCCATTCGGGCCTGTCGACGCATCCCGCGCACGATTCGGCGTCGCCGGAGAAGCGCCATTTGAGAAGCGCGCGGAGCCGTTTCCCTCCGCGTCCACGGCGGCGGCCGGCTGCTTATAGGCCATGTACCAAACCGGCCCGAGGTCGGGATGTCGGGCGAAGGCGGCGACCGCCTCCGGCGACACGGCGAGCGGCTCGCCGTCCGGTCCGTTGATGCCCTCCCAAGAGACGATCGCATATCGCGCCGTCGCTTCGATGAGGGCGACCCACTGGCGCGCGGATACCCAAGCCGCATTCGCGCCGTTGCGCCCGCGCGGGTCGAGCGGAGCTCCGGCGGCTTTCGCCTCTTCGGCGGCGTCCTGTAGGGGCCGGACTTCGGCCGCCGCTTCGGCGAAGGCCGCTTGCGAGATCAGCGTATCGTGCGGCTCGGCGAGGACGCGTTGCCCGGTCGGGAGGTCGATCCACTCCGGACCGGTCGCCAGGTGCAAGCGCATCAGTAAGTCGCAACCTGATTGCGGAGGGTAACTTGCATCAGGCAGGCGGAAACCGGGTCATAGCCGGCGATGAACGGGACGGCGATCGAGATCCCGCGCGGCGAGTCCACCGGGCGGCGTTGCCGCTGTAGGAAGGCGCGAGGATAGCGAAACTCGATCGACGTATTCGCATTGAGCGTTAACGTATAGTCGAGCGAGACGGGGAGCCCCGAGATCGCTTGATCGACCATTGAATAATCCTTGAAGCGCATTTCGACATTGCCGGAGCCGGTCGATTGGCCGAAGTCGATCCCCTCGGCGACTTGGTCGGCGCGGACGGTGTTGTCGACAACCGTCATATTGTTGGAGAAGCGCCAGGTCCCGCCGGTAATGAGCCCGAGCGGATTGCCGTTCATGCGGATCTCGCCGCTCGGACGCTGGAACCGAGTGAAGGCCGCCGTTGCGGGCGACCCGGCGGAGGACGTGCTCGACGTCGCTTCCTGCATCCCGAGAAGCCCGAAGGTGACATCCGCGCCGCCCGCGTCCGAGATCGGGACTTCCATCGTATTCGCGCGGACGCCCGTCAACCGCTCATAAGAGCCGATGTCGGGGAAAGCCTTCTCGAAGGCTTCGGACGGGAGGGCGCCGCTGCCGGACTTGAAAACGTGTTGATAGTTGGGCGCGGTTCCCGTCGTGACCGGGGCGCCGAAGAGCATCCGGAGCCATTTGCCAATATGGACAGTGTCGAGCGGGACGCGCGAATCGCCCGCGAGGCTGATTTGCCCATAGAAGGGATCGGCCGCGTCGCGGTTCGGGTTCGCCGAGAGGATCTCGTCGGCGGAGAGCTCTTGATCCGCTCCGAGCGTGAAAGTGAAGCAGGGGCTTTGCGTCCAGTTGCCGCCAGGGGCGACATTCTCGACCGCCTCTTGAAGCATGAAGAGCTTAAACGATGAGCCTTGCGCGCCGACAGGCATAGCCGGAGATCCTTAGACGAGAGCCGAGAGGGGAGCGGTCGTGTTGAAGTCGACTTGCGCCCAAGCGCGCGAGCGATTGTATGTCTCGCCGTCGAGCGTTAGTGCATCCATGGAGATCGGCGCGTAGTTGTTGCCGGGCGTCCATCCATGGAGCGCATTGCGAAGTTGAATGAAGGCGTCGAAGAGATCTTCGGCGGCGCCCTGCCCGCGATCGTCGCCGGGAGCGTTGGCGACACCGATCAGGGCGGATAGCTGGACCGTCATGTCCGGATCAGAGTTGCCGGCAAAATACTCTTCGCCGCTCAACAGCCCGTCGCCCGCGCTTAGAACGCTCTCTTCGCTCGGCGTGATGCCCATCAGGACGATGATACATTGCGGGACGGGGAGATCGTCGGAGACGAGGGCTTGGGCGACGCCCTTCGCGCCGACGACGCGCCCCTCAAACACGGGACAGAGCTCGCGGATTCGCGGGATAATGTCACGAGGCCGCATGAACTATCTCCGGAATGCGATCATGACGTCGATCGCGCGCTCGACGCGACGGAAGAGCTCATCGGACAGTCGCGCTTGCAACGGCGAGAAGAGCGGACGCGGCGCGATGCGGCCGACGACGCGGTTCACTGTCTTGCCCCGTTGCGTCCGTTGGATGCGCGGCCCGGTGCCAAACTCTAGAAAATGCCGGTAGAACGCGACGCCGCGATCGGCATAGATCCGCGCGGTGTAGCCCTTGCCCTTTGACGGAAACTTCAAGCGCAAGGCGCCGAGCTCCGTCCCGGTCCGGGTCGCGGGCGCCTCGCCAGGACGCGACGCGCGATAGGCGGGGACCGCGATCGGCGACGCGACGATGCCGCGATATGACACGGCTTTTCCGAGGACCGTCGTCTTTATGCGCTGCCGCGCGTAGCGCCTGGCGCTACCGCCGCCGTAAAGCTTGCCGGTTTTCGGCCGCCGGAGCTCGTTCCGCGCTTGCGTCTCGTATTGCTTGCCGAGCTCTTGGATCGCGCGACGAATGTCGGCGTCCATCTGGCGCCCTTCGATCATGAGATCGAGGAAGGAAGAGCGACCTTGCGAGAATCCGCCAGTTATCATGGGACTAGACTTCGAGCTCTTCGGCGTTGATGACGAGCCATTGCCGGAGCCCGTCCGGGTCCTGCAAATCCTTCACTTCAAACCGCCGCGTCCCGTCGAAGATATAGTCGAAGTCCGTCGCGTCGCGGTGGCGGATCGTGATCCGGTGCGTCGGGCCGGTCCCGGTCTGGACCCGCGCGGCATAGACACTCCCGCGCGATGCCTCAATCTTCGCCCAAACGACGGCGACTTCGGAGAATGAGGTCCCGAGCGTATAAGTCCCGCTCGGAGCTTGGGCTCGCTTTTCGAGCGTCACTCGGTTGCGAAGCTGCCCCGCCGGCATCAGAGATAACTCACGATGTAGGGCTTCAAGAGCCGGAGGATCGCGGGATTCTCGGACAGGGCTTGCGGCGCCGTGCCACGCGTCAAGATCGAGCTCTCTCTATTTTCGTAGAGG